TGGTTTAATTGGCGGTCAAACTAAACTAGATAAAAACAAAGACGGTAAAATATCTGGTGAAGATTTTAAAATGATGAGTAGAGGTGGCGGTAGCGACACAGTTATGTGTAAAGGTAATGGCATAGCTTCTAAACACAAAGTAACTAAACTAAGCTAATGGCAGAAAAGTCCTCAATATCAAGAGTTGGTAAAACAGAACCTTTTGAACTACAAGTTGCAAGAGGACAGATATCCTACCATAAAACTAACTTTAAATTTGGTTTTAACCCACTTATAGTTAATTCATTAGAAACTGTTTGGGCACAGGGAGGTTTATACTCCTATTTAGCTTCTGCATCTACTCTTTATATATCAAGCTCATCAGGATTTGATGACGTGGGGAGCACAGGTGCTACAAGTGCAAAAGTTTCAGGTCTTGACGCTAACTATAATGAAATATCTGTTACCGTTGACTTAGACGGACAAACTGGTGTTCAATTAGGTGACGCTAGTAATTGGATAAGAGTAAACAGAATAGAAGTTTTATCAGCAGGTAGTGGTGGTGCTAATGCTGGTGTTTTATATGTAGGAACTGAGGCTACTCCTTCAAGCGGAGTACCTACTAATAAATATGCAACTGTAGCGATTGGTGACAACCAAACGCTTATGGCACTTTGGACAGTGCCAGCAGGGTATACAGCGTATCTATACGAAACCCATATAACCGTAGCAACAGAAGCTAATAATAAATACGGAATAGTAACAGTTCTTGCTAGACCTGATGGCGGTGTCTTTAATATAAAAGATAAATTTACAACCGTTTTAGATACAGTAACGCAAAAATATAATTTTCCTTTAAAGTTTGAAGAAAAAACAGATATTGAAGTAAGAGCTATAGGTAGTTCTTCAAATGCTAATATTGCAATTTCAGCAGGACTAGATATTTTATATATAGAAAACGCTTAATTATGGCAGAACGAAAAAGAGCAAAGCCAATACCAAAAACAACAAAAGGCAAAGGCGCTAACTATAGACCTACAAAATCTGGCGCTGGTATGACCAAAAAAGGTGTGGCCGCTTATCGTAAAGCTAATCCAGGGTCTAAACTTCAAACAGCTGTAACTGGTAAGGTTAAAAAAGGAAGTGCAGCAGCTAAAAGACGTAAGTCTTATTGCGCTAGATCACTTGGGCAACTTAAAAGAAGTTCAGCTAAAACTAGAAACGATCCTAATTCAAGAATACGTCAAGCAAGACGAAGGTGGAAATGTTAAATGGCTACTAAAAAAGACGCTTGTTATAACAAAGTAAAATCTAGATATAAAGTTTGGCCATCTGCTTATGCAAGTGGTGCTTTGGTTAAGTGCCGTAAAGTTGGCGCTAAAAACTGGGGAAACAAAAGCAGACAAAAAAAATTTGAAGGCGGCGAAGTAACATTTGTTGAAGCTAGAGGTTTTAGCAATATGCTTCCAGGTAAACGCAAAAAAACTAAATTAGGCTAATGGCTAGCGATAGTTTAAAAAAATGGTTTAGCAGAAATGATGGCAAAGGCTGGATTGACTGTAAGACAGGTAAGCCTTGCGGTAGAAAAAAAGGTGAAAAACGTAGAAGTTATCCTGCTTGTAGACCAACAAAAGCTCAATGTACCGCAGCGGCTAAAAAGAAAACTAGTTCAAAAAGAATTAGCTGGAAAGACGGTAGGACAAAAAAATCAGAAGGTGGTGTCGTAGAAATTAGAATTGCCAAAGGATGTGGTAAAGTAATGAACGGCAGAAGAAAAAAAACTAAGTTTTATTAGGAGTAATTATGTTTAAAAAAACTAAAGGATATGCTACAGGTGGCCCAGTTAAGGGTACTAAATATATGGCGAAAGGTGGCGCCGCAAAAGGCACTAAATATATGGCGAAAGGTGGCGCAGCCAAAGGAACTAAATATATGGCTAAAGGTGGTGCAGCGAAAGGAACTAAATATATGTCAAAGGGCGGCAAAGTTTAATTTGCACCTTAGATGTCATATTTAATTTCTAACATACCTCAGTTTAAATGCTGGGTAAGAAAAGAATTTACTGCCAATCATAGCAACTATCATGGAGAGTATTTGCATGCTCTTGCTATAGCTGTTAATACAATTCCAGACAGATCTTTGTCGTTTCAAGTTGTATTTACTGGATGCGAAATAGATAGTATGGAAGATGCACCAAATGTTCATGGTGGCGCTATGTGGGCAAGAATGCCTATACAAGCCTTAGTAGCAGACATACCTCTGCAAGAATGGCCAAATCCAATGGAAGATCATTTAGCTCAGCCTTGGGATTGTTTAAGTCATGAGCATTCTGTAATTGTTATGGACAGAGTTAGCTCATCTCCTTGGATATGCAAAATTGGTGGAGAATTTTATACAGGAAAATATTTATTTACTGTAGACTATACAGATAATTCTATAGCAGATGACCCAGCTCAACATAAGCAGTCACATGTGCTATATTTAACAGATGCTGGTGAATATACTGGCAATTTTGTAGCTTTACCTAATAATAGAGTAAGAGCGACAAATCCTGCTTTATGGCGTGTAGGCGAAGGGGCACCAGATTTTATGCCTTCTCAATGGACGCATTCAGCAGAACAACATGAGAGCTATATGGACCCGAATATAACATTTAATAATCTATACGCTCCAGAGGATTAGTTATGGCACTTTCAGGCAGTACAGATTTTGAACCAAACGTAGCTGAGTTCGTAGAGGAAGCATTTGAAAGATGCGGCTTAGAACTTAGAACTGGTTATGATTTAAAAACTGCAAGACGGTCTATTAATCTTATGTTGGCAGAGTGGGCTAACCGAGGTCTTAATCAATGGACAATAGAGCAAGATACTCAAACTGTTACTCAAGGAACAGCTGAGTACACTTTAAATTCTAATGTTATTGATATTTTAGATGTTGTTTTAAGACGTACAACAAACGGCGTTCAAACAGATATTTCTATTGAAAGATTAAGCAGAAGCTCTTATTTAAATATTCCTAATAAAACAACTCAAAGCATGCCCTCTCAATGGTTTTTAGATAAATTAAATTCTCCTGTTTTAAAAGTTTGGCCTACGCCAGAAAATTCAACAGATATTTTAGTTTTTAATAAAATGATTAGAATGGATGATGCTGATGCTGCAACAAATACTATGGATATGCCATTTAGATTTTATCCTTGTTTTGCAGCAGGGCTAGCGTATTATATTGCAATAAAAAGAGCCCCAGAAAAAGCTCAATTATTAAAACAAATATACGAAGAAGAATTTGATAGGGCTATGTCTACTGATGAAGATAAAGCATCATTTAGAATTAGACCCTTTAATAGTTTGAGGTAATATGTCTTACGCTTCAGGTAAATTTGCAGTAGGTTTATGCGATAGATGTGCGTTTGAATATCCTTTGCTAGATTTAAAAAAAGAATGGACTGGTTTTAAAGTTTGTTCTGAATGCTACGAACCAAAACATCCTCAACTAGAACCTCATACAGCCAAAGCTGATCCTGAAGCAATTTACCAACCTAGACCTGATACCGACAAAGAAGTGGGTGAAGGCTACGTTGTAGTGGTTTATACAGATATTTATAAACCTCATTATATGAACTCAGATATTATAGGAACAAACTTTACAGTTGATGAAATGACAGGTGGTGTTGGAGAGGTTACAATTATAACATCATGACTTTAGCAGAACTAAAAACACTTATACAAAATTTTGTTGAAAACGAAGAAACAACTTTTGTAAATACTTTAGATGATTTTATTTTAAATGCTGAAGAAAGATTGTTTCATTTAATACAGCTAGATTATTTTAGAAAAAATGTAACTGGTAATTTAACAACTGGAAACACATATCTTACAGCTCCTAGCGACTTTCAAGTTTCTTTTTCTTTAGCTGTAATAGATGGTAATGGTGACTATCATTATTTAGATAAAAAACATACAAGTTTTATGCGTGAATATGCAACAGATCCTACTGCTACATCAGAAAGAGGTAGACCTTTGTATTATGCAGATTTTGATAAGGAACTTTCTACAGGCTCTGACAATGGATCTACCCTTATAGTTTCTCCTGTTCCAGACCAAGATTATAATGTTGAATTGCATTATTTATATGAGCCAGCAAGTTTAACAACTCAAACATCTGGTACTTGGATTTCTCAAAACGCAAGAAATGCTTTACTATATGGATGCTTGGTTGAGGCTTACACTTTTATGAAAGGCGACCCCGACATGATGGCTCTATATGAGGACAGGTTCAACAAAGAAGTTGCAAGATTAAAGAATTTAGCCGAAGCAAGAGGAAGAAGAGACGAATACAGATACGATTCGTTAAGAACGCAAATAACTTAGTTTTTTAAAAAAAGGAGAAGATATGAAACCAATCAAGAAACTTGAAGGTAAAACCGTAGCTATTGTCGGAATGGGCAAAAGTTGGTTTGACTATAATTTAGCAAAATCACATGGCTCACACTTTGATGAGGTTTGGGCTATCAATGCAGTGGCATCTGTTATTTACCATGATAGAGTCTTTATGATGGATCCAGCATCTAGATTTCTAGATACTGATGATGCAGGTGGTCAAACTGATAGTATGGCTAAGCTTCTTACTGAGCATCAAGGACCAGTTTATACATGTGAATTAGATGATCGTTGTCCTGGCCTAGTTGAATATCCTATTGATGAAGTCTTAGCTGGATGCGGATCTCACTATCTAAACAATACTGTTGCTTATGCAGTAGCTTTTGCTTTATGGAACAAGGTCGGCAAAATTAAAATGTTTGGAATTGATTTTAGTTATAAAGGCAATTTGCATTTTGCTGAAGCAGGCAGAGCTTCTGTAGAGTTTTGGTTGAGTAAGGCTATGTTTAATGGCATTCAAGTTGAGGTTGCTGCTACTAGCTATCTTCTTGATACAGCAGTTCCAGCTGATGAAAAGCTTTATGGCTATCATCGTTTGGATGATCCTTTGGTTGTTATTACAGATGAGAAGGGGGTTTTGATTGCTAAAAAAAGAAGTCAGCTACAACAATTTAAACGAGAACAAGCTCCTGTTTTAATAGACAGGAACGACAGTCACCTTAAAAAAAATAAAGTAGGAGAGCCAAAAAAATGGTAATGAGTTATAACGCTGGACCTGAGTTAGGAACAATTGAAGTACATACAACAGAAGAAGGAGGCCACCCAGTTGAGTTTTGGTCTAACCTTTGTATAGAAAGAATTGTGCAAGTAAGTCAAGAAGCGCCAGAAGAAATTCAAAATCAAGTAAAAGAGTACAAAGACAATATTCAAAAAGTTATTGAACAATATATGCAAAATGCTATAAAATCTGATAGGATTACAATTAATAATCAATTAGATAAAGCAGGTTTAAAAGAAGCCTCTGATTTAATTAGGAAACTATAATTATGGCAATTACATCAACACTTACAACAAGTTTTAAAGTGGAGCTTTTAAAAGGCAATCATGATTTCGATACTGGAGCTGATGCTTTTAAACTGGCTTTGTATACTTCATCAGCAACTTTAGGTGCTACCACTACTTCGTTTACTACTACTGGAGAAGCATCTGGTACTAACTATTCTTCAGGTGGAGGAACTTTAACTAATGTAACTCCAACAAGTTCTGGAACAACAGCTTTTACAGACTTTGCTGATTTAACTTTTGGTACAGCTACCATTACTGCTAGAGGTTGTATGATTTACAACAGCTCTGATGCAAACAAGTCAGTAGCAACAATTGACTTTGGTGGTGATAAAACATCTACCGCTGGAGACTTCACTATTGTATTCCCAGCAGCAGCAGCTTCTACAGCGATTATAAGAATCGCCTAGCCTTAAATGGCTTTTCTTAATGGTTGGGGTCGAGGCACTTGGGGTCAACTCGAGTGGGGCGAAGGCTCTATACCTGTCACTCTTACTGGCCTATCCGCAACATCAGCCTTAACAGCACCTGGAGTAAACGGACAAGCTGTTGCAGCAGTAGCTGGCATTACAGCCACACTAGGCGCAGTTTCAGTTACAATCAACGCAGATGCTAATGCTACTCCAGCAGGATTAGAAAGCACCTCAGCTCTAGGAACGCTAACAAGCGTAACTGGTAAAGCGAATATATCCCCCGATGGTCAAGAAGGCACTTCTGCTTTAGGCACAGTTACACCAGAAGCCGACGCAAGGGTTTCATTAGCTGGAGCCAGCGGTC